ACATCTCATCATCTGGTGACATATCTGGTGACATAAACGTATCTTTAGGTTGCTCTCTTAAAGCTTTAACCTGATCTTTTAAATTACCAACTTTTAGATCTTGTTTTAAAATAGTATTTAATTGATTAGTTTGATTTAACACGTTTGCAAAGTTACCTAACTGTTCATCGCTATAACCAAGACCACTAAATCTTTTAAACAATTCTTTTTGTGGATCTATCTTTGTTTTTTCTCCAAGTGCATAATTAAATATACTATCGCCAACAGCTTCTTTGAAAGTTTTACCAGATGTTAACATGTCATAACCAACGAACCCTGCCTCTGTTGCAGCTGTAAAAGCTATTGCAGCAGGTCCAAATAAATTTCGTAACGCAAAAGCACTTTTGATTCCTGCACCTGTTTTTAAAATTTGTTTTGCAAGAGCTCCTTCTGGAGCTCCTTCTTTTACACCTGTTTTAATTATTTGTTCTAATTTATTACGTCCTTTGATTGCGCATTCAGTTGGACCACCGGTGCTTAATAAAATTCTACCACCTGCTGATTTACCACAGCCAAGTTTTTCTAACATGCTTAAAACAGGTTGTACTTGTTTTTTAATAGCTTTTTCTTGAGATTGTAAAGATTTAAAAGACACACCTGCTTTTTGAAAGTCTGATTGTAGGTTTGGATCATTTATAAACTTAAAAACTCTATCATATATTTCACCAAAGTTTTTTTGAGATAAATCTGTTTTTAAACTAAAAGGCTCTGCACCATAGTCTATAATTTTACCAGTCTTTGTAATACCACCAAACTCTTTTGGTAAATAACTTTGTAAGTTTACAATTGCCTCCAGTGCTTCTTTACCTCCTGGCTTTAGACGATTTACGTACGCCTGACCTAGAGCTTTATCAAATTGTGCTTTAAAAGCACGTTGATTTAAAAATTCAGGTATAGGTCTAACTTTAATTAAATCTTTAGGAGATACTCCTTCTTCTAATTGTCTAAGAAAATTTAAAGGGACAACATGATCTAAATTAGCAGCAAAAAATTTACCATATGGTGTTTTTTTAATTTGATTTTGTAAAGCGTAAAAATCATCTAATTTTTTTAAAATAGGTTTTAGATTTTCATCACCTTTGTAAGCGTCTATCACTAAATTTTTTACTCTATCTTTTAACGGAACTTTAGTATTTTTGATAGAATCATGCACAGCATCAAGTTGATTTATATTAAAATCTTTTAAATACACGGCACCTTGACCACCAACTCTTTTATAAATATCTGTGTATAAACCCTGTAAATTTTTAACAACAGAACTTTGAGGTATTTTTAACGCTCTACCAATTTCTTCTATCGTTGCATTTTTATTATTAAGTAAATAATTAAATACCTCTGATTTTTTACTTCCAATGTTTTTTAATTGTGTCTTAGCAGATTCAACACCAGCTTTCTGCATAGCAAGAGTTTTTGAATATTTTTTAAATAAATCTGTTTTTTTAAATTGATTAAGTTCTGTTTTTAAATCTTTTAATGAACCAAAAGTTGATTTTTTACCTGCTTTTCTATATGGTTCTGCTGTGTAACTTAACCCAGGTGTAAAATTACCTGCTTGTGTTTTAAAAACTTTAAATTTAACACCTTTATCATCAAGTTTATTTACTCTATTTAATTTTTCTACTTTTTTGTTTAATTCTTTTAGAGCAAGTCTATCATCTGAAGAAACGGTAGCACCTGTTTTTATTTTGCTTTTAAATTTTTCAAAAGTAAATTGTTTTAAAAGTGGACCATAGTCTTGTTGATTTATTTGAAAACTACCACCAGGTCTTTTACCAGTCATTTCTTTTATTTTATCTTTCAAAGCAGACATGCTTTCAAAGTTGGTATTCTTATCTTTTATTAATTGATTTAAGGCTTCTGGAATACTACCATATTTAAAACCAATACGTCCACCCTGAGCTTGATTAAATCTTTGACTTGCATCTTGAAACATTTCTCTGTCTAATGCTTTCTGTGGTCTATTTATTTTATCTGCTGTTGTAACTTCATCTTCGTCAAACAATTCCATCAACTCTATAATTTTAAAATTTGTCATTACTCTCCTAACATGTAGGCAACACCACCACCTGCTCGTTTTATTTTTTTCTGAGGTACATCTGATGCCTCATCTATAATTTCTTTTTTAATTATGTCACTAATCTCGTCAGCATCTGCCGGTGTGCCATCCATATCAAATTCTACTTTGTACTCATTATACTCGGGACCCTCGTCTAAAATTTTTTGTGCATCTGGATCAACGTCTTTTCTAGGTGGTTTGTATTCCATAACAGTTCTATCTTGTATAGTGTCAAAAGCTTTGTCATCTGCAATTCCAATGCCTCCTTTTTCTTTTATAATCTGCATCTCACCTGTTCCAATGTCTTCTGTTAATGTATACTCAGACCCATCTTTACCTCTGTAATTATATTCATCAACTCTTTCTTGAGGTTTTACTTTTGACTCTTTACCTAATTTTTTAATTTTATTTGCAAGATTAAAAAAGTAATCAGGTGGTGCACTAGACACATCTTTAACAGATTCTTTTACGACCTGCTTAGCAGCTTCTTTTTTAGGCACTCCAATTAAACCAGATTTGATTGCAGTTATTAATGCTGCAAGACCACCAGCAGTTTTTAAAAATAAACGTTTGCTCGGACTACCAACTTTAAATCCTGCACGTCCACCTTTTGCCATTCCTTCGATTAATGGTTTACCTTTTTTTAATGTATCTAAAACTTCAGTAAAACTCATACCGTAATTATCCATGACATAAGGAATCTGACCTGCTTTACCAGAACTTAGTATTGTTTGAATATCCTTATCAGTTGCATTACCAAATTTTTTAAAATCAGATACTAATTTTTCTACGCTGTAATCTCTTGGTGCCACACTTTTTATACCTATCTCTTCATCAAATTTTGCTTTTCTTGCAAGTGGGATTGCATCTTCACCACTTAAAACATTTTTGTCTCTACTAAACGGAAACTTTTTAGACAATGCAAACTCTCTTGCTATATCAGGATCTCTTAACACTTGGTTTGCTATTCCTTTGAAGTCACCTTTTTCAGCGGCTGCTGCTATATTTTTTTTAATAGAGTCTTCTTGTGTGCCACCCATAATAGGTTTATTAGGATCTAGTCTTTTACCCTCTAGATCAAATACTTTAGCGCTTTCTTTTTTACCAAGCGTGTCACTAAATTTTTTTGCAAAAACTTGGTCTTCTATTTGTTTAACAAAAGCCAAAGCTTGATCTAAATCTTTTTGTGATCTAATTAAATTTAAATCTATGCCAGCATTTGTTAATCTTGTCTCCAAAGCATTTGTTGAAAAGTCTACAGCTTTAGCACTAGATATAGCACCTTTTTGTTTAAAAAGTGATTTTTGAATAAATTTTTTTATAACTGGGTTAGCCATTAATAATAATTCCTTTTACGTTGGCCGAGTTTTTCCTCGACATAATCTTCAGGGTGACCGATCAGACCGCCCTGTCTGAATCGCATGATGGCTTGTGTTGTGCTATCAACCAAGTCGTCATGATCACCATAAGGAAACGCAGCACACTCTTCAATGACGTCGTCTGCGAATTTCTGCTCAGGTGCCCATATCATACCAGATTCAAACAAAGGTGCAACCGCATTTACACGTGTGTGCTTGTCGTTGCCTTTTGACGGAGTGTAGTTGACAACGGGTATGTCCATCTGTCGTAGTTCATATGTCAAAGGCAAACCAGATGCTTTGGCTTCGATTATAACTGTTTCAGGCTTCCAATAACTATATTGTTCTAACGCCAAGCGACGTAGTTCAGGGAACTCATACCTACCTTTTACTGCATCTAACAATATTAAATTAGCTGGGCTATCTTCATCTGGATAGAATATACCCCATGTTGTAATAGCACTGTAATCAGCTGTCTCCTTTTTTGTAAAAGCTGTATCATAAGATTGTATGACGTGTTGTAGTTGTGGTATTTCATCTTCTGTATACTTCATCCACCATTCACGTTTTAATATTGCACCTTCTTCTGCTGTTGGATTTTGCATCCACTGCGCGTTCCATTTGCCCGTGGGCAGTGTTGCTTGCACCTTTTCTAACTCATCTAACTTCCAATACTCTGGCCATACAGGAGCAGCGTTCTTTGATCCATGGTCCATGATTGCTGGAAATTCAACCACGTGCCACTGATCAGCTTTTGGTTCTGTTTGATTTTTTATTAACATACCTGTCAGATCTTTATTAGACCAACGCGTCATAACTAAAACTATCTTACCACCAGGTTGTAAACGTTGTCGTGGACCTGATGTATACCACTCGTAAGCTGATTCAAGAGCCGAGGGACTTAGTGCGTCCTGCTCTGAATGTGGGTCATCGATTATAAGTAGATCAGCACCACGTCCAGTTATTGCACCACCAACACCAGCTGCAAAGTATTCACCACCTTGTGCTGTTTCCCAACGTCCTGCTGCTTTACTGTCCTCTTGTAATCTTGTTTGAAAAATTTTTCCGTAGTCTTCACTATCAATTAGATTCTTTGCTTTACGTCCAAATCTTACGGCTAGTTCTCCGGTGTGTGTTGCCTGTATGATCTTGAGCTTTGGATCACGGCCCACCATCCATGCTGGTAGCAAGAAAGATGCAAACTCAGACTTAGTGTGCCTTGGTGGCATGTTTACAATTAGTCTAGTAATTTCTCCTGTTGCAAGTTTATTAAATTTATCTGCTATGTGTCTGTGGTGGGACCCCTCTATAAAATCGGGCCACATACATTTTACAAAAGATATAAAATCATTTTTAGCTTTGTTCTGTATCTTTTTTTCAGCGTGCAGTAATTGCAGTTGCTTAAATTTTTTACGCACATCTGCAGGTAGTTTACTTATATCTATATTATCTAAATTCATTTAAAATTTTTAAAAAATTTTTTGCACTATGTTTAAAGTGTTCAATATGTTTTTACCAGCTATAACTCTGTAAATCAAGCAATACAACCTAGAGTAGTGGGACCCCTTTATGTACAAAGGGGGGATGGGGTAGAAGCAATTATCTATATTTGGATTTGTTTCGGGACCCCTGGCGCGTTAGCGCCAGGGGTATTCATATGTAGGGAGTTAGTCTAGTAATGTCATATATGCTGCTGCATTCATCTTACCAAACTTATGTAAACCCTTTTGCACAGTTTTATAGTCCTCGTCTATTTCTGCCTGCTTAATCATAATGTATAACTTATATTCTTCTGGAGTTAACATTGTTGATTGACCAGAAAAAGGGTTTGTTGTTTTAATTGTTCTTTCTGTTTTTGTCATAATATATATCCTATATTATCCCTGATTAGTTGTCAACTCTTTTATTACTTTTGTTTTATATGGATTGCCAGACCAATCCTCTCTAGTTTCTACTTCTACATCTATCGGTGTTTCAAGAGCCTCTAACCTTGGCGCTATTTCAATGACTTGTTGCCAATACTTATAAAAGAACTCGGTGTAACAAGTTTGACTACAGAACACACTCCAAACTGAGTCTTTGTTCCATAGGTTTTGAGGAATTTTTCTGGTCCTCAAAACCTTTGAACCTTTGACACCTCTTATTCTATCCTGTGTATGTTTTCTATGGCACTGTGGTCCATGACACCAAACGTAATCAGTCATATTTTGGCAACCCCTCAAATACAGATAATAAACCACCAAAAGTAATTAAAATACCTAAAGTGTTATGTTCTGAATGTATAAAAGTTATTACACCTAACATTGCCAATACAAAGCCTGTTAGTACCATTAGTAATCTTGCAATTAATTCTGCTCTCATTAGTGCCTCACTTTCCAAGATGTAGTCGCAGTTCTATAATTATGTGCGTCTAAATCATAATAAACATAATAAGGTACACCTTGTTTTGATGTTCCATATCTGCTTTTTTCGTCGTGCTTTCCTCGTCTTGTTATGTGCTTTTTGTGCTTGTTAGCCCAATAAGTTATATAAAATGTTTTAGTCATAT